TAAATCGCCACCACCAGTTAATCCTGTGCCTGTGCTGATTGTACGACTTGTAGGGACTGTGCCAGCAATATCAGGTTGAGTTAAAACAACTGTGCCGGTGTATCCATTAACGCTTGTAACTGCGTCTGTGTTGTCAATCTTTTGCCATGTAGAGCCATTAAATACTGCCCAATCGCCTACTTGCCAATCGGTAATGCCATCAAGGTTGGTTGTACCTGCAACGCTGACAACATAGTAATAACCCTTAGTACCAGTTGAGGATGTAAGTGTGGGTGTATTTGTTGAAGCGTTCCAAGTACCTTGATAGTTTAAATCACCCATCTGAGGAATTTGGGAAACTGGCACTTTGCCGCCAGCATCTAATGTAGCAACCCCTAATGGCTGGGCTTTTTCAGTAGTAGGTATATACCCTGATACTGTCGCCCCGCTAATTGAGCCACCAGTAATAGTGACATTGTTAGCGTTTTGTGTAGACATTGTTCCCAAACCAGTTACATCGGTATTAGGAATAGTTGTGCTAGCAGTCATGGCGCTAGTGCCATTACCTTTTACATAGCCTGTAAGTGTAGAAGCGCCTGTACCACCATTGGCTACAGGAATTGTGCCATCTAGCACATGGTCATCATTCCAATCACTTGGGCGAATTAAAGACGAGTCATCCCCATCAGGTATTAGTGATACCTTACTATGCTTGACCGTAATAGCCATTATTGGACTCCGATAATTTTGCCGTCTTGACCTCTAATTACAGTCTTTGGCCTGTTATGTTGAGCATTAATTGTATCAACCAAAGCGCTAATTGCTTGTGCCATTTGGGCATTTCCTTGACCAATAGCGTTAGCAATCGGTTGCATAGGATGTTCCATAGCATGAGCCAATGACTCTTCAGTCATATATGCTTGTTCGCCATCAGACTCACCAGCAGAAATACGAGCAGTTTCAATCTTAGCGCCATTGTTAATGTGTGCCAGCAATACCTGGGTATTACGCTCAGTCATCATCTTCATCTGTGCAACACGCATTTCCATTTCACGCTCTTGGGCATTACGCTGCTCTTCAAGCTGGAATTTAAGCTGATTTTCTTGGGCTTGATACTCTTGTTTAGCCTTTTCCAACTCCATTTGCGCTTGCATTTTGGCTTGCTCAAGTTGCATTTGGTTTTGCATCTTAGCTTGCTCTAATTGAGCCTGCATTTGGACTTTTTGAATTTCTGGTGGAGGTGGTTTTGGCTGACCTTTGTTTTGTTCGTAAGCCATACGCAATTCATCAGCAGTTTCGTCAATAACACCCTCTAATTGCTTGCCGGCTTTAAATGCAGTTACGCCAAATTTGAGCATTTCTAGCAACATTGGGGTTAATTCAGGTGCAGCTTGTGCAGTTGGCAAAGCTGTTTGCAAGAATGAGCCTACAGCGCTCAAAAACGCTACTCGGTCAGCTTTTTCTTGCTGCTCATCCTGATAAATCATTGAGTCAGAAGTGACTTCAATGCGGAAATTCTTAGCTGCTTGGTTGCGTAATAAAGCAATAGCTTGTGGAATTAGCTGTTGGTCTTGTGGTGACAGCTGCATTGCACCAGAAATTTGCACCAATGTTTCATCAGTAAAGTGATTGCAAATAATCTGGGCTTTAATGCTCAGTAATGAAGTAGCAAAGTCTACAACTGCGTGTTGCATAGTCTTTAAACGACCTGCCGCATTGTTTGACTTGATAATTTGTGCGCCAAGGGTTTCATTAGGGTCAGTCTGACCACGCTGAATGTCAGCAATTCCCATTAATTCGTAAATTTGACCTTTAACTTGCTCCATTGCTTGATAGCAAGACATCAATGCGCTGGCAAATGGGGCTAAATCTACTAGGTCAATAGCGCCTTTCATGCCTTGTTTTTCAGCAAATGCCATCCAGTTAGAAACTGGAATCATTGTGTTGTTTTCGCCCTCAGAGAATAAGCGTTGCAACTCAACTGCAGAAGCGTCATAAACACCACGCACCTTCAATGCGTTAATCAAACCATCAATTCTGTCGCACAGAACATCTAATTCTCTAGCTTGGTCTTGGTAAATGACAAAGTCAGGAATTGGCTCAAGGCTATCAGTTGTGAGGGTACTGTATAAGGGTTTAGGACAAGGCCAAAAGTTTTCCAAACCAAGAGGGTCATCACGCTCATCCAATATCTTTCCGAGGGACTTAGATAACCAGAGTACTTTGCCTGTTTCTTTATCCCAGATTTCATAAATGACCGCCTCGTAAACACCATCGTCAGACTTATAAGATTGCTTTAAATCGTCAGGTTTAGTATCAAGAGGTATCTTGTAACCTAATTCTTCGCCAAAACGCTCAACCAATGCTGGGCGGCTCATGTAAACCTTGCGCCAAACAGCAGTTACTTCTTCCCATGTACGAGCAATCGTATGTCCAAAGTCTTTCCAATGCACATAATCTACAGGTGCGCACTCATATTCAATGCGTTCTTCGTTTTCATTCTCGATGCCGCCTTCTGTTTCAGCTTCATCGGAATCTTCGGTAACTTGATAGCCATCATCAGGTGCGCCTTCAGCTTCACCAGCAGCTTCGCCAACAATATGCGGCTCATAGCGAACCCAGCTAACGCCACGACCACCCAATAAGCGGTCTAATACTGCGTTATTCATTGCAGACTTGTAGTCACCATAATGCTCTAATTCAAACTCAAGCGCACGCTCAAGCATCATTGAGGCTACACGCCCTATTGGGTCATTGTCCCTAAACCTACGGCTAACATCAGGTCTAGGCAATCTTGCAAAGATAGCTGGCTGAATAGTCTGTACATTGCTCCAGAGGATGTTGAAGCGTGCATTAGGGTTTCTGTCGTAGCGGCTATCATCTTTATATTTCTTTACAATGCGGTCTGCCCTAGCTTCCCAACGCTTAAATGAGCGTTCATAGCCCATAATCGTTTTGTACCAGTCTTCATAACTGTGATTTACAGTTGCCTTATCATTCGCCATCAAATTCTCCCTCTTGAAGTTGACTGTGGTTGCTTCCACAAATCATTCAAGCTAACATCAGTTTGTCCTACAAACAGCCCTTTAATGGAGTCATCCTTATGGGGCAACCTTGCTTCTTCTTTCCAGGCAATAGCCAACATCCTAAATGCGTCAGCACCATGAGAAGTCCAATCATGTCTAGGTTTATCCCTAAAGACTTTCTTGTCCTCATCGTATTCACGCTGGTATTGCCTTAAACATTCAATGCCATCTTCGCACTTGTGGTCAAACCAAGCCCTCGTTAATGCTAGTCGAGTTGCTTGTATTCCATCTTGAAGTGACAAACTTGGCACAATTTTTAGATATTTTAGCGGAATTTTGTCAGAAAGTTGCTCAATTATGGACTTATTTGACGCTAATGTTTTTGCACGAGCATCATGGGGCAAATAATGAGTGCCATAGTTGTAGCCACGCTCACGCTCTCGGTTAGCAATAATGCCGGCATAAAACGCTACTGGCTGACCATTAGATGAATGGTAATCAAGCATACGAATCTCGCCATGCACGACTTGAAACCACCAAATAGCGGTGTCATCTGAATAACCCAAGTCCCATGCTGTATGCACAGGAAACATAGGGTCATACTCAATATTGGTAATTCTGTTGGCATCGGTGAGTTGACGCATTTCTTTACCATAGTAAGCACCAAGGATTGCAGACTCAAAGTCACACTCAAACTCTTGCAAGTATTGGTCTTGCGTCATTATCTTGGCGGCATCAGCCAATTCTTCAGGGCTAATCAACCCTGTTTGACTTGCTCTTAGGGTTTTGGCATACCAGTTATCATCTTTGATGGCGTTGTTATAGATGTCCCAGAAGGCGTTATGGCCTTTAGGTGTTCCAATGAAAACTGCCCACCCGAGTCTATCTGCCAACAAAGGCCGAATAATCTCGCCCCAAATACGAGGGCGCATATCTGCGTACTCATCTAGGACAATCCCATCAAGGTATAAACCTCGTAGAGAGTCAGCATTATCAGCACCAAAC